GAGCGTGCGTGGCTCTTACTCGTACCACGCCGCCAGCGACTGGGACTACCACGGTTACACCGAGGCTGAGTTCGAGGTGTGCGACCGCCGTGGACGCCCAGCACCTTGGCTGGAGCGCAAGCTGACCAGCAAGGACACGGCCCGCATCGAGTCCGAAATTGCAGAACAACTCAACGATTAAGGGGAACACCATGAGCAACGCCTTTGAAACAATGGACGACATCGTCAACAAGTTTTTTGCCCAGCCCGCCTTTGCGCGTCTGGCGTACTGCGACTACATCGCGCACACCATCAGCAAGGAACTCAAGGCCAACGACACTGAGCGCCTGCTGGCAAGCGTCAGCCGCCCCCAGTACGACCTGACCGAGTCTGGCTCGTTCGCCAGCACCAAGAAGACGATTGAGGTTGAAGACCGCTTCGGAACCAAGTATCGTGTGACTGTGGAGGAGGTGAAATGAGAGAAGAAACATTGCTGGAAAAGGTCGTCATCGCTATAATGTTCCTTGCAATCTTGGTCTTTGCGGCGTGGGTTCCTGACTTCGTGCTGACTGAGGAAGAGTGTAAGAAACAAGACCCGCGTGCATACGTCGGGAGCCTGTGTAGCGAATCCAAAGCGAATGAAAACCGAGTCGGTTTCCGCACCAATAAAATCAATTGACGCGGAGCCAACGCGCATGGGGACTGTGACTTTGGTCGGAACGAAGTGAAGCGCGTTTAGTCCCCAGCCGTGTTGGTGGAACGGGAAATCGCCACGGGACGCTGTGGCTACGTCGCACTGTGAGGGCTGTGCGGCTGATACAACCCCCCACGCTCCTGCCAGAGGAACGCACCCTGCTGGCGATTGGGACACCAACAACCTATGCGCTGGCATGGCGCAACGGTAGCGCATCCGCCTTGTAAGCGGGAGGCTGTGGGTTCAAGTCCTACTGCCAGCACCATACTGGCGAAGTGAAAGCGAATCGAATACACTACGACTATTCGTTCACATTCACGGGGAATACGGGTTATGCCAGAAACCACCAAGAAGGCGGCAAAGAAGCCCGCCAAGACGCCAAAGGCCCAGACTGAGGCCAAGGGTAGTACGACGCCCGCAAAGGCCGTCCCCGCGCCCAAAAAGACTGGCGCTCCCACAACATTCAAGCAAAGCACCGCCGACCTCATCTGTGTCCTACTAGCAGAGGGTATGAGCCTGCGTCAGATATTGAGGGAAGACACAACAGGCATCATGCCAGCGCAGTCCACGGTTTATGAGTGGTTGCTTCGGCATCCTTCCTTCGCGGAGCAATACGCACGCGCACGCGAGGAGCAGGCCGACACCAACGCCGACGAAATCATCGCCATCGCCGACGAGATGCCGCCGGAGTACACCGACAAGGACGGGCGCACCACGCTGGACGTGACGTACATCGCTTGGCAGAAACAGCGCATCGAGGCCCGCAAGTGGACAGCCGCCAAGATGAAACCAAAGAAGTACGGCGACCGCATGGCTGTCGAGGGGGTGGAGGGCGGAGCCGCCATCAAGACCGAGGACACCAACGCCAATAAGTTTCTCGACATCATCCGCAACATGGAGATGACCAAGCGTGCTGGCTGAACTGCTCGAAGACCCAGAGGTACAAGCGGAGTTCAACTCCCGCTCCGAGCATGACCGCATCGCATATATCGCGCACGCCCAGTGGGTGGCAAGCGCCCACCGTTACCAGATACCGCCCCCGCTAGAGCATGACTACACCGTCTGGATGATGCTTGCCGGACGAGGGGCAGGGAAAACCCGTAGTGCCGCTGAGGCGCTGTGGTGGTGGGCATGGACGAACCCCGGCTCCCGTTGCCTTGTCCTCGCGCCCACGTCCAACGACATCAAGTTCACCTGCTTTGAGGGTCAGTCTGGCCTGCTGGCCTGCATCCCCGCCGAACTGGTGGTGGACTACAACAAGCAAGACCACCAGATTAAGCTGTCCAACGGCTCCATCATCCGGGGCATCAGCGGCGACTCATACGAGCGTCTGCGTGGCCCGCAGTTTCACTTCGCTTGGTGTGATGAATTGGCGGCATTCCAGTACCTCGGCCCCGGCGAGGCGTGGGACATGATGATGATGGGCCTGCGTCTAGGTGACCAGCCCCGCGTCATCGTGACGACGACACCGCGCCCGAAAGACCTCATCATCGACTTGGTGGGGCGCGAGGGTGACGACGTGGTTATCGACCGCGCCAGCACCTACGAGAACGAGGCCAACCTCGCCTCGACCTTCCGCAACCAGTTGGAGCAGTACAAAGGCTCCAAGCTGTACGAGCAGGAGGTCATGGGAATGCTGGTCGACCTTGAGGACGGCAAGGTGGTCAGCCGGGATATGTTCAAGCTGTACCCAGCGGACAAGCCCTTCCCCAAGTTCGAGTTCATCGTCCAGTCCTACGACTGCGCTTTCACTGACAAGGAACACAACGACCCGACCGCCATGACAACGTGGGGCGTGTTCAAGCCGCAGGATGGCCCGATGTCCGTCCTGCTCATCGACTGCTGGGCCGAGCATCTGACCTTCCCCCTGCTCAAGCCCAAGGTGCTGGACGAGTGGCGCGTGTCTTACGGTGAGGGTAAGGACGCCAAGCGGCCCGACCTGATACTGGTCGAGGACAAGGCGGCAGGCATCTCCCTGATTCAAGAACTACGGCAGGCTCACCTGCCTGTGCGTGGATACAACCCCGGCAAGGCTGACAAGATGCAACGCCTGCAAATCACCGCATCCATCTTTGCAACCGGGCGCGTGTGGTTGCCTGAGTCTGGAAAGCGCAAGGGGTTTGTTAAGGATTGGTGCGAGGGTTTTCTCTCGCAAATATGTTCGTTTCCTGATTCAACACACGACGATTATGTTGACAGTGCGACGCAGGCCATTCGTTTAATGAAGGACATGGGTTTCCTCGACATTAACCCAGAGCCTCGGTATGATGATGACGATGACTATGCTTATGCCCGTAAAGAGCGGGTTAATCCATACGCGGTATAACGAATGGCAGACCCAAAATCAACGGTGCTTAAAGGCGGATTGAACGCGGCAAGGCGATTGCTTATGACTGACGCTGAAAAGGCGGCAGAGGCGATTCCCGGCATTCATTACGCTGACCCGTTGAAGCCTGCGACCATGCGGATGTCGGAGGCACTGGGCAACGCAGGGGCAGAGGGCAAGATTCTCAACTTCACTGAGGCTGACCGCTCAAGGGTGTTCGGCTCCAACCGTGGTGGCGTGGGATTCTCTGGCCTCCAGCACTACTCTGAACCGCACAAGCGGGCCAACACTGTCTGGGGCTTTGGCAACGAGACGACCGCCAAGAAGAAGGTGCGGCAGAACGACCCAGAGAAGACCATCTGGACGACCTTCGTGGGAGCGCCCACTCAGCACAAGAGCAACACGGTGGTCTTGCAAGACGCCGTCAAAGAATTCCAAGACGCGGTGAAGAAGGGCAAGGTTCACCCCGGACAAATCAAGGTGATGAACCAGCGCATCAGGGCGGCGACCGACGACAACACGGGCGCGTTGCTGTTTGACAATGCCTTCGACCTCACCGACCCAACCGCACTGAACGCGGCGAACACGTTCAACCGCAGGTCTGCTATTGGCGATGTCTTGCTGGGTGAAGGCGTCAAAGGCCCAATGCGTAGCAAGGTGTTCAAAGAAGAGCATGGCCCGCAGACGTGGCACGACTCCGGCAAGATGGACACCATCCTTAAACGTGAGACCGACCCTGACTTGGTGGACGCCAACACCTATGACGTGGGCAACCGCCTGTTCGTGATGGACAATGGCATCATCCACCGCCCCGACCTGAACGTGGCATTCCCTGTGCAGGTGACTGGCACTGACCTTGGCCTGAAGTTCAAACTCACGCCCAAGGAGAAGGCCATGCGCGACTGGATGGAACAATACAAGGGACGCAAGGACAGGCGCGGCAACCCGTACCCGCCCAACTACATGGACTTGTCCCGCAACAACCCGTCCCAGTTCGTGGACGAGGATTACCTGACATTCCTCCAGAAGGAGGGCTACAAGAAAGGCGGCTCTGTGGACATCAAGCAATCAGACG